GATTCACAAGGAGTTTCGATAACAAACTTAAACTCATTTAGTTCTTCTGCATTAGTTAGATTAACAAATATTGAATCACACACTTCTTCAGCTGATATAAGATTTACTGAAATTGGAGTTGTAAGTGGAAGTTTAATAGCATCAGCATCGACAGCAAAAACTACAAACGATTCGCAGGGTGTTTCAATAACAAACATAAACTCATTTAGTTCTTCAGTATTAACTCAATTAACTGAAATCGGCGTAGTTAGTGGTTCATTAATTGCATCAGCATCAACTGCTAAAACTACAAACGATTCACAAGGTGTAAGTATTACAAATTTAAATACAACTTCTGCGAGTGTAAATACTTCGATTGCAGAATTAAATACATATTCATCTTCATTAAAGTCTGCAATTACAGTTGATGGACAAAATGTAACAATAGCCGGTAATTTTACCGTTTCTGGTACTCAAACTACTGTAAATTCTACAACCGTACAAATTGGTGATAACATCATCGAATTAAATGGTACTGGAGCAGCAAATGGTGGTTTATTAGTTAAAGACCCAACTGCACCTAATACGGCAAGTGGTTCTTTACTTTGGGATTCTACAAATGATTACTGGAAAGCAGGAGCAGTAGGAGCTGAATCTAAATTATTAAGAGCAGAAGGTGATAATGTTGTTACATCATCTGCACAAATTACTATTTCCAATACAACTGGATTTGGTGATTTTAGTGGTTCTATTTCATCTTCAATTTCAGCTTTAAGTGCATCGGTGGGAAGCGGAGCTGGAATTTCAATAACAAACTTAAACTCTTTTAGTTCTTCTGCATTAGTTAGATTATCGAACATCGAATCATTCAGTTCTTCAGCTGAAACTAGATTTACTGAAATTGGAGTTGTAAGTGGTTCATTAATATTATCTGCTTCAGCAGCTAAAACTACAAATGACTCGCAAGGAGTTTCTATCACAAACTTAAACTCTTTTAGTGGTTCACAATTAACTCAAAATGGTACATTAGCAACTTACACTGCTTCAGTTGATACAAGATTAACTGAAATTGGTGTAGTTAGTGGAAGTTTAATTGCATCAGCATCAACTGCTAAAACTACAAATGACTCACAAGGAGTTTCAATCACAAATTTAAATTCATTTAGTGGTTCACAATTAACTCAAAATGGTACATTAGGAAACTATACTGGAAGTGTTGATACGAGGTTAACTGAAATTGGTGTAGTTAGTGGTTCGTTGATATTATCTGCATCAGCAGCTAAAACAACAAATGACTCACAAGGTGTATCTATAACAAACTTAAACTCATTTAGTGCTAGTGTAAACACTTCTGTTACGGCGTTAAATAGTTCATCGGCATCACAACAAACATCTATTGATGCATTGAATAGTTATACCTCTTCTAATACTTCTACAAATGCTTTAAACGCATTTACTGCATCTGCAGAGCAAAGATTTACTGAAATTGGTGTAGTTAGTGGTTCATTAATATTATCAGCATCAAATGCTGCAAGTAGATTAACTACATTAGAAGGTGCAGGTACAATACAAGGCGTAGGTACTTCTAATAACGTAACATTTGCAAAAGTAACAACGACTGGTGATGTAGTAGTAGGTGGTGATTTGGTGGTACAAGGTAACACCGTAACATTAAATACCGCAACATTAATAGTTGAAGATAAATTAATAACATTAGCAAGTGGTTCAACTTCATCGGCAACCGCAGATGGTTCAGGATTCGAAGTAGCAGGAGCAGGTGCAAATTTCATATATCAACATTCAACAACCGCATTTACTTCATCAGTAGCATTAATCGCACCTGCGGTTACCTCATCCTTTAATTTAGGTTCGGCAGCAGGAAGTTCTAAAAGAGTAGCATTCCGAAACACAAATGGTAATTTGGATTTAGTTCCGACCGCAAGTGTAGCTGGAGATTTACTACAATGGGATGGTACTGATTTTGTAATGAGTAACGTAGTTGATGGTGGTTCATTCTAAATAATAATCCCCCTCCTAATGAGGGGGGTTTTTTAAAATTATTAATGGACAAAAAACATCAAATATAATGGCTCAAAAAATATTACAAAAACGGTCGCTGACATCAGGAAAAGTTCCTGATACTGGCTCTCTATTAGTAGGTGAGTTAGGTATAAACGTATATGATGGTAAGGTTTATTTACATAAATCTGGTTCTTCACAATCAATTGAAACATTAGTTACTACCAATTCGATTACCACTGGTTCAATAACATTGACAGGAACGGGTTCATTTGGAGAAGCTAGTATCACATTTGATGCAAATGTTGGACAAGATTTATATGTAACTAGAGATATCGTTGGAAATGGTGATATTGATATAGCAGGAGCAGTATCTGCATCTATTGTATCGGCATCCGTATTCATAGGTAATGGTGGTGCATTAACTGGAATCACCGCATCAATGAGACCTGATGATTTTGATTTCAATTCAGAACCATTCGCAGGTACAATCGGATATATACAAGGTAGTGGTTCTCTTTACAAAGTAGCAACTACTCCATCGGCAGTTGAATTCAGATACAACGAACAGGTAAGAGGAACTTTTACAACTACAAATGGGTTTAGTGGTTCACTTTACGGAATTGGAGATGTATTAGCATTTAGTGGTTCAGTAGCTAATAGATTAGCAGCTTTAGAATCTGGTTCAGATGCGGGAGAATTTTAAACAATTATAAAAATATTATATATTTATAAAGGTACTATACATATAGTACCTTTTTTTTGTTACACAACTTAAAAATTTATAGACCATATATATGGCACAAAGTATTATACTAAAGCGTTCATCGCTACCTGGAAAAGTACCCGATACGGGCTCATTAAATGTTGGTGAAATAGCAATAAATACTTACGATGGTAAGTTGTTTATTAAGCGTTCGGGAAATTTAGATTCTGTTGAAGGAATTGTAGTAACGAATTCAACTACAACAGGTTCAATAACTCTAACAAAAACTGGTTCCTTTGGAGAATTAGTAGTAACACAAGATGCCAATATTACTAGAGATTTATATGTAACAAATGATATTATAGGAGCAGGTGATATCGACATAAGTGGTGATATCACTGGTAGTTCCGCATTATTAAGTGGAAGTTTAATATTAAGTGGTTCCCAAACCATAACAAACAATTTAACCGTATTAGGTGAAGTAAATGCACGACAATTTAATATTAGTGTAATTTCATCATCTATAATTTTTCAAAGTGGTTCAACTAAATTTGGAGATACATCCGATGATATACATTCATTTACAGGTTCAGTTTCCGTAAGTGGTTCCTTATTAGTAAATGGAACAGAAGTAGGAGTAGCGCCTGGCCCAAATACATTTGATTTTAATTTAGACCCAGAAGCAGCAGGAACTGTAAACTTTATAGAGGATAGTACAGGAAATACACAAGCAATTGCTAGAACTGGTTCTTTTGATGTTTTAGTAAACGGAAATACTCATTTATCAGTTAGTTCATCTGCTATAAATGTAACAACAGGTAGTATAACTGCAAACTATATGCACTTGGCAAAATATATTTCAGAATCAGGTGATTTAGATTTTAATATTTAAGATATTTATACAAAACAGAAATAACAATAAATGGCAGCTATATTTCAAATAAGAAGAGGTGATACAAACATATCCATAACGGATGGTGAGTTATATTTACATAAGGGGAGTGGTTCTATTCAATTTGGTAGTGGTTCAAATAACCCAATTACATTATTACCATTAAACGTACCATCGTATGGTGATATTAATTTAGTTGGTAATATATCCGCTTCTGGTGATGTAAGAGTTGGTGGAAATATCTATTTAGGTAATGCTTCCGCTGATAATATTTCTGCTTTAGGTCAATTTAATACTAATTTAGTTCCAAATGGAGCAATTGATGTTGGTACAATTTCCGCACCTTGGAGAAATGTATATGGAACATCTATAAGTGGTGCAATAGCTGCAACAAATGGTGTTATATCAGGCTCATCCCAAATAGCAGCATCTTTACCACAAGGAGTAGTAAGTGGTTCATCGCAAATAATTGGAATATTAGGACCATTGAATTCATTAACTGGTTCTTATGCAACAACTGGAAGTAATAATTTTAGAGGCAATCAAATTGTAACTGGTTCTTTAAATATCGTTGATGGTGAATTTAGTATTTTAACTGGAAGTGGGCAATTAACAAGTTCTTTAACTTTTACTCATAACATAACTGCTCCAAATGATGGAAATGCTATTTTAGAATTAAGACATAATAATGATTTATATAATGATGATATTGCAATAAAATTAAAAGCAGATTTTGCAGGTGCTTATATTGATTATGAAGAAGATACAGTACCTTATCCAATATTAAGTGTTCAAAGTTTTGCAAATAAAAACGTATATATCCATCAAGACACTCGATTATTACTTTCAAGTTTAAGGATAGATGAAAATCTTACGGTAACTGGTTCAGTGATTGGATTATCTGGATTCACAGGTTCATTTTCAGGTTCACTTCCAATACAAGATGGTAGATTGGATAATTTGGAAATAACTTCTGCTAGTGTTAAAACATCAATAGCAGAATTAAACTCATATACATCATCTTTAAAAACCGCAATTACTGCAAGTGGTGCTGATATAACAATTAATGGTAATTTAACTGTAAAAGGAACGACTACTCAAATCGATTCAACAACTCTTAATATTGGAGATAATATTATTGAATTAAATTATGGTGGTTCACAAACACTTTCCGGTATTTACACAAAAGATGCAACAGGCACATTATCATCTGGTTCATTATTATGGAATTCAACAACTGATAAATGGATAGCAGGTGTAAGTGGTTCTGAATCAACAATTCTTTTAGCAGGTGGAGATAGTGTTATATCATCATCTTTACAACTAACAGATTTAAACGTATTTTCACAATCTACTAATACTAGATTAGGATTATTAGAAACATCCACTGGAAGTTTAAATACATTTACATCTTCTGCAAATACTAGATTAGAATTATTAGAAACTTCGACTGGAAGTTTAAATACTTTTAGTTCTTCAACTTTAGGTAGGTTAGATTTAATTGAAACTTCGACTGGAAGTTTGAATACATTTACATCTTCTGCAAATACTAGATTAAATTTAATTGAAACTTCGACTGGAAGTTTGAATACATTTACATCCTCCGCAAATGGCAGATTAGATTTAATTGAAACTTCGACTGGAAGTTTGAATACATTTACATCTTCTGCAAATGGTAGATTACTATCATTAGAAACGGAAACAGGTAGTTTAGAAGGAAGATTTACTACATTAGCACAGGTAACTGGTTCGATTCACCAATTTACAGCATCTTTAAATTCATACACAACTTCAACAGAAGTTAGATTAGATGATTTGGAATATACTGCATCTATTTCGATAGGAGCAGGTTTAGCAGCAGAATTTACTAAATTAAATCAATTTACTGCATCTGCTCAAATTTCAATTGATAATTTGGAATCATTTACATCATCATTTAGTGAATCCGTATCTGCTTCCATAGCGGGTTTAGCATCGGCATCTGGATATATTAATTATGTAACAAATAGTATAGAACAATTAACTGGAATTGAAGTGGCAGATTTTGATAGTAATGTAGCGGTAACATTTATAAATGGAACTTTAAAATTTATATTCGGAACTCCGGCAATACCAACATCAATAGCAACATCTTTAAGTGGATTTTTAGTTGATAGATTTAATAATGTAAATGATGCATATATTGTAAATGGTACTTGGAGTAATCAAGGATATACATTAGTAAGTGCATCTTTATACGAAGGTTCTACCTTATTAACTGAAGTTGGTAGTGGAACATCATTATCATATAACGCAACAACATCTGGTTCACACACATATAGATTGGAATATACTGCAAGTTCTCCATTAGATGGTACTTTATATAAAACTTCTACTACGGCTACTGGAACAATTTCAAAATCAAATCCAGCATCTCCTACTATATCACCAACGGTAACGGTTCAATTAGGAGCTTCATCAAATCAAATCGAACAAGGTGCAACTGGTAGTATCACATTTACATCATCATCTGCAAATCCTTCATTGGGTTGGAATTTGGTAAATACTACAACAAATGTTAGTACACCATACTTTGTGACAGGTTCTGCAACGGGGTCTACTTCAATTAGTATAACGGCAACTGCAAACTATGAATCTCCAATTGGTGATAATATACCAGATTTAACAACCACATCTACGGCAACTACTACATATACAAAAATTAGAAGTTTAAGATATGGTGCAAGTACCGCAGAATCATTTACTGCAGGAGAATTGGAAAACATTGGAGCATGGGATACTACATTGGGTGGTACTATTGGTACTATTGTAAAAGGAACAACAACTGCAAGTGGACAATCGGTAACAATTAGTTGGACTGGAGATAAATACCATTATATAGTATTTAATAGTTCACTATCGAATTTGTCAAACATTACTACAAGCGGATTTGGTGTATTAGGACAATTTAGTGTAACAACAGTTGGACAATATAAAGTTTATAAAATAAATACTTTGCAAGCAGGTGGTGCTGGAAGTAGTATAACATATACATTAACATAAAATAAAAAATAAGAAATGGCAATTATATTACCTGGTGGATTTAACATAACTAACAACGAACCCGTTGATGCTAGAATAACATTAGCGGACCAGACTGCCCGTTACGCTTTATCATCTGCTAATGTATATGAGGGGTTAATAGTTTTTCAGCAAGATAGTAATACAGTTTGGGTATTAACCGATACTGTAAATGTAGGAAATGAAAATGGTTGGACTCAACTACAAATAGGAAGTGTTAGTTCAAACCTTCCATCTGGTGTAGTTTCTGGTTCATCTCAATTAAGTGGAACTACTATTACAGATTTAACTATTATAAATTTAACAACTGTTAATCAAACGGCAAGTGTTTTATTTAGTAGTGGTTCAAATAAATTCGGTGATTTTGGAAATGATACACACGAATTTACTGGTTCAGTACAAGTTAGTGGTTCACTTACAACAATAGGAACATCAACTGCAACATCATTCAATGGTACAATAAACGCAACTAACGGAGTAATCTCTGGTTCATCTCAAATATTAGGTGGAAGTGGGTTAGTAAGTGGGTCATCACAAGTAACTTTACAATCAACTACCGGATTTACTGCTTACGACACCGCATTAGCAACTATTACTGGTTCATTAATTAGTTCAGCATCAGCAGCTAAAACTACAAATGACTCACAAGGAGTATCTATAACTAATTTAAACTCCGCAACTGCAAGTTTATTGATTGAAACGGCTAATTTGGAATCATTTACATCTTCAATTAATACAACTATTAAATCAAAGTTGGATGCTGATGGTGTAATTTCTGGTTCATCTCAAATAACCGCAGGTTCTACTACAAACTTTGCAACCGATGTAAAAACTCAATTAAATTCAAATACGGTAGTATCTGGTTCTTCTCAAATTTCATTAAGTGGATTTAGTACAACTAACTTATCTGAAGGTACTAATTTATATTATACCGATGCTAGAGTTAAAACTAAATTAAATGCAGATGGTGTAGTATCTGGTTCGGCACAAATTAATGTTGCATCTACAACGGGTGATATTGCATTAGGGACTAGAACATCTGGTAATTATGTTCAAACTATTGCAGGTAATACTACCAATGGTTTAACTGCTGCGGGTTCTGGATTGGAAAGTGCAGATGTAACATTGACATTGGCACAAAGTATAAAAACAGATGCGAATCCACAATTCAATTCATTGGGGATTGGAACCACCGCATCAACAACGGCTGGTGAAATTAGAGCAACGGGTGATATTACTGCATTTTACTCATCCGATATTAGATTAAAAGAAAATATCCAACCAATCCAAAACGCATTGGAAAAAGTTGAATCAATTAGTGGTAACACATACAATTGGAAAGAAGGATATGAAGAAATACATTCTCATAAAGGAAATGATGTTGGAGTAATAGCACAAGAAATTGAAGAAATCCTTCCACAAATTGTAACAAATAGAGATAACGGATATAAAGCAGTTCAATATGAAAAAATAATTCCACTATTAATCGAAGCGATAAAAGAATTATCAGCAAGAGTTAATAGTTTGGAAAATAAATAAATATTTATACACATAACATAATTAATCGTACTAAAAAAAAGGTAAACTAGATGGCACTTAAATTTAGACGTGGGACAACCGCACAACAATCAGGTTCGTTAGCATTCGGAGAACCGTATGTAAACACAACATTAGGAACTTTATTAATTGGTGGTCCAAACGGAGACATTATATTAGGTTCATCTGGTACAGGTAGTACTGGAAATTTCGGAGCAATTTCAGGTTCAGGGTTAGATATTACCGGAAACGCAAATATTGCAGGTAATTTAACATTAGGTGGAGCTATCACAATTGGTGATGCATCATCTGATACTGTAAATGTTGTAGCATCTTTGAGTTCATCTCTTATTCCACAAACTACAAACGCATTTGATTTAGGTTCTGCTACTAAATTTTGGAGAGATTTATATATCTCAACAGGTTCAATCAAAATGGTTAATCCTGCAAATAATCAAGTAGTAACAACAATTAATGCAGTAGCAGGTGGTGGTATTCAAATTGGTAATGTACAAATTACAACTGCATCAATTGCATTTGTGGATAATACTGGTGTAGTAACTCAAACAGTTGCACAATCATCATCTGTTGGTTCAACTAGTAATTATGCAGAAACATCTTCATTTAATGCATTTACATCATCTCAATTAACTCAAAATACTGCATTAGCAACTATTTCTGGTTCATTGATTTTAACTGCATCTGCAAATACAGTTTCAGTAGCAAACTTAAACACAACAACTGCAAGTTTATTAATTGAAACTGCTAATTTAGAATCATTTACATCTTCGATTAATACAACGATTAAAACTCAATTGGATTCAAATACAGTTGTTTCCGGTTCATCACAAATTGCATACGCGAGTATTAGTTCTATACCAGCAGGAATAGTAAGTGGAGCAGCACAAGTTACTCCATTATTACCAACGGGAACTATTAGTGGTTCTTCACAATTAAGTGGAACTAGTATTACAGATTTAACTATTATAAATTTAACAACTGTTAATCAAACGGCAAGTGTTGTATTTAGTAGCGGTTCTAACCGATTTGGTGATGCGGGGAATGATACACATTCATTTACAGGTTCAGTTCAAATAAGTGGTTCACTTACAACAATAGGAGCATCAACTGCAACATCGTTTAATGGAGCAATAAATGCAACAAATGGTGTAGTAAGTGGTTCTTCGCAAGTAATTGGTATATTGAGTTCTTTAAATACATATACTGGTTCAAATGATACAACTAATACTACACAAACAAGTAGATTAGACCAATTATCAACTGCAAGTGGAAGTGCAATTACAAGATTAACTGCATTAGAAGTTGAAACATCTAATTTAGAAACATTTACATCTTCTATTAATACTACAATTAAGACAAGATTAAATGCAGAAACGGTTATAAGTGGTTCTTCACAGGTAGTAGGTTCTTCAATCACTACTAATACAGTGACAGTTGGTTCAACTGCAATTGCATTAGGTGGAACTGCAACAACAATAGCAGGTTTAACTTCGGTTAGTTCAACTGGATTTACGGGAGCATTAACAGGTAACGCATCAACCGCAACTACATTAGCAACTGCAAGAACAATAAACGGAACTTCATTTAATGGTTCTGCTGATATTACTATTCCAAATTTAGTATCTGGTTCATCACAAATTACCGCAGGTTCAACTACTGGATTTGCAACGGGTGTAAAAACTCAATTAGATGCAAATACGGTTGTTTCAGGTTCTGGACAAATTAACGTAGCATCTACAACGGGTGATATTGCATTAGGGACTAGAACATCTGGTAACTATGTAGCATCATTAGTAGCAGGAACTAACATTACTCTTTCTAATAATAGTGGTGAAGGTGCAACTCCAACAATTGGATTAACAAATAATACAATTTCAGGTATCGCTTTAGGTTCTAATTTAGCAACCTTAACAATTGGTACGGGATTAAGTGGAACATCGTATAATGGTTCTACTGGAGTAACAATTGCAAACACAGGTGTAACTTCAAATGTTGCAGGTACAGGTGTAACGGTAAGTGGAGCAACTGGAGCAGTAACTATCTCAATCGGACAAGCAGTTGCAACATCTGATAACGTAAGATTTAACTCTTTAGGTATAGGAATGGCTGCAACTGGAACTGCAGGTAGAATTGATGCAGCAAATGATATCGTTGCATTTTCATCTTCTGATATTCGTTTCAAAGAAAACATCAAACCAATTGAAAACGCAATCGACAAAATCAGAAAGATTAGTGGTAACACATACGATTGGAAAGAAGAAAACAAAGTTGAGCACGGATATGAAGGAAACGATGTGGGTGTAATCGCACAAGAAATTGAAGCAGTATTACCTCAATTAGTTCAGACAAGAGAGAGTGGATTTAAGGCAGTTAAATACGATAAGTTAGTAGCATTACTAATCGAAGGTATTAAAGAACAACAATTACAAATAGAGCAATTAAGAATAGATTTAAATAATTGTACAAATAATAAAGGTTTATAATTAATGTATGATGTTTACTACACCACCGCTGGAGGTCCTTGGTTCAATAGCGGTGCTGATATGTGGGTAACCGAATGGATAAAAGAAGTGGCTCCTCATTTAGAAGTGAAGCCACTTCTTCTTTTCCATAGACATAGACCTAACAACTATGAAGAATTTCCAATTGATATTGACCACATTTGGGAAACATCTGAAGATGAAATTATAAAACATTTAGAAGGTGCAAGACGGATACATATTCTTCATGGTCATTATACCCCAACTAGAGCTATTCATCAAAATTTGGAAAAGATTGATTCAATTATTTTCCATAATTTAACAAAAGTGTCTTTATTGGCACAAATGGAAAAAGATGAATATTTACATTGGTATGGTAATTGGGAATATGAAAGCGAATTAATTAATAAAATTAAAAATAAAGTTTGGGTAGGGTTATATCATTTTCCATATAAAACAGAAAATTTATATCACATCCCAAATGTTTATAAATTTAAACAAAATAAAGAGCTTTCAGAATCTATTGAGATAGGATACGCCGCTAGAGTAGAAGGTAGAAAGAATGTTGAATATATGAATGGGTTAGGTGGATTTATTTCTACAAATTCAGAAACATTCAACAAATACTATAAAAAGAAATATGGATTCAAATTCGAAAAATCCAAAGTTTACAAATTTGATTATAAATTTAAAGAAAGGTTCTATGAACTTGATTGGGGAATCTCTCATTCTTGTTTTGAGCACGAACCCTTCGGATATGGTATATTTGAGGCAGTGGATTGGGGTAAACTTCCCATATTACATGAAGATTGGCATGTTCCACTTGATTACAAATACAAAGCGAATAATGCGGAAACATTTAAAAAAACCTACCAAATAATTTGTGAGGATAGTTACGAAACCCGTAAAACAGAATTCCAAAAACTTAAAAGTTGGATGATAAAACACTTTTCAAACAAAGAAGTATGGAAAGAAAAACTTTTAGATATTTATAACGGAGAATAATACATACGAATATGCCAAGAACTAATTTATCATTAGGAAATTTATATAGAGCAGTTAGCGGGTCAGCCCGAACATCTCAAGCAGTTTCCATTGGTGGGCTATCTGGAGGAACATCTAATAGTTCATTTACCGCATTTGCAATAGATTCTGTAACCCCAAATTTACCAACTTTCACTTACATTGTAGAAAGTACAGAAGAAGCGGCAACATTTTCATTTGGAACTGCGGGTACACTGCATGGTACTAAAGTTGGTAACGTAGCAGCAAACTATTCAGTAACATTTAATAATGGAAACTTTACAGTAGGTTCACCCACTTTAGGTGCATCTCCATCATTTCCAATAACTCCTGCATCAATCGCTCAATCAACATATTCAGAAGCATCTTCTGTATTATCTATGAAGTATGAAGATGGTTATAATTTAGCAGCAACTGGCTATAATTCAACATCTACAAAAACATTATACGCGGTAGATGTGTACAACACAATTAACCAACCTGATTTCTGTTTATTATTTGGAACAAAAATAACTAAAGCGGATGGAACTATTGTAAATGTAGAAGACCTTTCGGTGGGTGATACTATTAAAGCATGGGTACCAGATGGTTTACCTGATGAAGACCAGGATTCAGAATCAGACCAAGTTGATTGGAGATTCTATATGTTAGAAAATCAATCTGGCTCATATCAAGAAGTAAATGTAGCAGATATTGTCTTTAACTTTGCAAGTGGATATTATGATTTAAACAATGGTTTAATCAAATCAACTGGAACTCACCCTCTTTGGGTTTGGGATAGTGAAATTGAAAAATATCGTTTCAAAAATGTTGAAGATGTATTACCAGGTGATTTAGTAGTAACATACGATTCAGTGACAGGTTTAAATGAAATAGAAATTACTGATATTGAGGTAATAATTGAAGATGTTGAAATTGTAACACTTAATGTGGAAAATGCTGACGTTTATTTAGCAAACGGTATTGTATCTCATAACAAAGGAACTACTACACAACCACCAATTCCAGCTGCTGGATTAAGATTATATTTAGACCCATCCAAAGCATCATCTACAAACGGAACTGTTACAACGGATTGGTTAGATTTAAGTGGATATAATACGGGTGTTAGACCTGCGGGTGTTGCAAACGCAGCTGGTATTACTGGTGATAACCCATCATATAATAACGGAGCAACAAGAAAAGATAAATATTTCGCAGGAAATGGTACAAACCAATTTTGGTACAAAGATACTACTACCAACATCAATGGGGGGTATTCTCAATTCAATACTAATACTGGTACAATTCACGTATGGGTTAGACCTACAACAACATTGGGTGTAGCATCACGACATATTTTTGATTACGCTGGATTTTATGGTTTAGCAATTGAATCATCTGATAGTTCTACTTTGAATAGAGTAAAATTCTATGGTAGTACATTAGGAAATAGTGCACAATTAACAACATCATTATCATCAAACGTATGGTATATGATTTCTGCAACATTCCAACCATCGGGAACGGTGACAGTTTATGTAGATAAAACTTCAGTAGGAACATTTACTGCATCAGCATTTACGGCACCATCATCTACTAACTTCTTAACAATTGGATGTAATAGTGGTAGAACAACATTCTGGAATGGACAAATCGGACCTGTATTATTCTACAACACATTGCAAAACGCAACATCGGTAGGACAAGTATATGATTATTTTTCTCCAACATACAAATAGTAATTTGTTGTTTTGAAAATAATTTTAATATTTATATTAAGATAATAAAAATTTTAAATTAGCATATAAAATGGCAGACAAAATAGTATCACCAGGTGTATTTACTAAAGAAAACGACCTTTCATTCTTACAACAAGGGGTAGCAGATATTGGTGCAGCATTTATTGGACCTTTTAAAGAAGGACCATTAGTACCTACAATCGTAAATTCACAAGCAGAATTTGAAAGACTATTTGGAGTAGCAGATGGTACATACCTCACTCCATTAGCAGTACAAAATTATTTAAGAGAAGCAGGAACTGCTACAATTTGTAGAGTTGGGGGTGTTGGTGGATATACCGAAACCGCTCCATTATTGTTAACCGCAACTTCAGGAGCAGTATCAGCATCATTAGGTATTCTATTCAATACATCAGGAAGTGCAAACGGAGGTTTTGCAGACGCACAATTAACTTCTTCTAATGCAGGAGCAGGTGATTTCGTATTAAGAGGTAGTGGATTAAACGTATCTGCTTCTTTGGATGTAACCGATACAAACGATATTGAGGCAGTATTTGGAACATCTGCATTTGGTTCTAAAGACCCTTATGTGTATGGATTTTTCAAAAACTCATCTATAACATTTAATTCCAGTGCATCTTCTTCAGTAACCGTATTGGGTGACCAACTCTTTACATTCGATGCACAAGAAGCATTAACACCAATGATTAACTCTCAATTAATCTCTGGTGATAGATATAACTTATTCCAATTCGAAACAATTGGTGCTGGAAACGCAGCAAATACTAAAGTTAAAATTGGTATCACTAATATTAAAGCAGCAGGTTCGGTAAGCGGTACTGATTATGGTACATTTACTGTAGTTGTGAGAGAGTTTGCTGATACAAATAAAAAGAAAGTAGTATTAGAAACTTATTCTAATGTAAATTTAGACCCAAATTCTCCTAACTATATCAGTAGAGTAATTGGTGATAGAAAATTATCAATTGATGAATTAGGTAAAATTACTGAAAGCGGTGATTGGGTAAATAACTCAAAATATGTTAGAGTTGCAAACTTAAACACATCCGCTCCTGTACAAGCAGTACCATTCGGACACGCAGCATATACTTTGCCAGTATCTGCATCAGCAGCAGTTGGAGCATTGATTCCATCTGTATCATTCCTAACTTCATCAGTAGCACAATATGGTGGTATAGATTTGGATAACAATACTGATAACGTAATTTACTTAAAGCCAATTCCGACAGGAGCAGGTGTAGGTTCTAACTCTGTATTTGGATTAGATGTGGCAAATGGTGGTACATTATCAGTAGGTTCTTCTTTAGCACAATTCGTTGTAGCATTCCAAGAAGGATTTGATGGTATGAACCCTGCAACTCCAATATTGACTGGAGCAGATATTTTGGCAGGTAATTCACAAGGATTTAATTTATCAACGGTAACTGCTAGTGGTTCTGTAGCATACGCTAAACATATCGCAGCATTATCAAATGTTGACGAGTTTGATATCAATATGGTAGTAACTCCTGGTGTTATTAGAAGATTACACCCATCAGTAGCAACTTCAGTATTGGATATGGTTGAACAACGAAATGATTGTTTCTACATTTTAGATACAACTGCGTATAATGATTCAATTTCATTAGCAACCGCTCAAGCTTCGGCAATTGATTCAAATATGGTAGCAACTTACTATCCTTGGGTTAAGACTATTGATGTTAATACAAACAAACTAATCACAATCCCACCATCAGTATTATTACCTGGCGTATTCGCAGCAAACGATAGAGTAGCAGCAGAATGGTTCGCACCAGCAGGTTTGAATAGAGGTGGTTTAGTAGGAGCAGTTAGTTTGTTGAACAGATTAACACAATCTGAAAAGGATGAACTATACGAAAACAAAGTAAACCCAATCGTTCAGTTCCCTGGACAAGGTATCGTAGTATTCGGACAAAAAACATTGCAAGATAGACCATCTGCATTGGATAGAATCAACGTAAGAAGATTGTTGTTGACTGTTAGAAAGTTTATTGCATCTTCATCTAGATATTTAGTGTTTGAACAAAATACTTCTGAAACTAGAAATCGATTCTTAAACATCGTTAATCCATATTTGGATAGTATCCAACAAAGACAAGGACTTTACGCATTCAGAGTTGTAATGGATGATACTAACAACACACCTGATGTGATTGATAGAAACATATTAGCAGGAGCTATCTTCTTACAACCAACTAAAACTGCTGAATTCATTCAAATTGATTTCAACATTTTACCAACTGGAGCAAGTTTTAGCGGATAATTTTAAAAAACAATATTTATAAGTAATAAACATTAAATATATACACAAATGCCAGAAATATTAGAGTTTGACAAGATGTTCTACAGAAATTTTGAACCCAAATTGGGGAATAGATTTATTATGGAAATCAATGGTATTGAATCATACATCATCAAAACTGCAAGTAGACCAACATTTACTTCGGAAATAGTTGAATTAGACCATATCAACGTAAAGCGTAAGATAAAGGGAAAATCAACTTGGGATGATATAACTATATCTCTTTATGACCCAATTGTTCCATCTGGAGCACAACAAGTTATGGAGTGGGTTAGAAGTTCACATGAATCATTGACAGGTAGAGATGGGTATGCAGCTTTTTATAAGAAAGATATCAATTTCTTCTTATTAGGTCCAGTTGGTGATAAAGTAGAACAATGGACTCTTAAAGGAGCATTCATTACTTCGGCAAACTTTGGTGAATTGGATTGGGCTTCAAACGACCCACTATCGATAGAATTAACTTTAACTTATGATTACGCAATTCTTGAATACTAATCTTTAATTGTAAACTTTAAAATAACTAAAATGGAGTGTAGAAATACATTCCATTTTTTTGTTTTATATATACTTATAATTAAACAAAATGTTATTATTTATGGAACAACAAAACGTAGAACAACAGGTTACTAGAGGATTAGGTGCAACGCCTTCTCATGAGCAAAAAAATTATCCATTCCCAACGGAGGTTATCAGTTTACCATCTAAAGGATTGTGTTATCCAGAATCATCCCCATTGGCTAAAGGAGAAATTACGATTAAATTAATGACGGCAAAGGAAGAGGATATCCTTACTTCTCCTAATTTAGTTAAAAAAGGAATACATTTAGATAAACTTTTAGAATCAGTAGTAGTTGAACCTGGAGTAAATGTACATGATTTATTAATAGGTGATAAAAATGCTATTTTGATATCATCCAGAGTGTTAGCGTTCGGACCTGAATATGAAGTTACAATTAATGACCCTAACGAAAATGAACCTGTAAAGGTAGTAGTAGATTTATTAAAAATTCAAATCAAAGAAATTGACGAAAGTTTACTATCAAGACATAATGAATATGATTATACGTTACCTATTTCTAAAACTCCTATAAAGTTTAGATTATTAACACATGGTGATGAACTTGCAATAAATAAAGATATAGAAGCTTTACAAAAAACTACAAAGGGAAGTAATGAAATCACATCCAGATACAGAAGAATTATTACAGAAGTAGATGGTAATAGGGATTTAGGATATATTAGTAACTTTGTTACAAATAGATTATTAGCAGGAGATTCCAAAACATTGAGAAAAGAGATTGGTAAAATTAGTCCAGATTTAGATTTAAAATTTGATTACGAATCACCTTTTACAGGAGAAAAGGAGGTTCTTCGTATCCCATTCGGGGTCGACTTTTTTTACCCTTCCGAGTAATTATTCCATAGTATTACATCAAAAACTATTTCAAATGGTTTATTATGCTAATGGTGGATTTAATTGGCATGATGTATATTTTATGCCCATTAAATTACGGGAGTTCTATTGGAGAGAATTATTGAAAGCAAAAGAAAGTGAAAGTGAAGCAATGAATAAAGCTACAAGTAAATCTCAATCAAATAATTCTTCTAAAATAAGAAGAAGATGATATTTATATAAGAATAAATAATAGAACTATCATGTCTAAAAAAATAAAAATAACAGAAGCCGGTTTAATGGGATTTTTCAAAAGTTTTTTTCGAGCTAAATCCGATGGAAAAGAAAGTGAGTGGTTATCATCATTAAGAGATAAAAGTCCAGAACTTGCGGATATTTGGAAAGATTATGATGATAAAATTTCTAAAAGTACTGATTGGAATAGGCACATGATGATGAAGTATGGAGGAGGAGATACTAAACATCTTGATGATTTTCAAAAAAAATACGGTATAAAGTAATTTATATATTAAATGTCAACACCCAATCAGGACCAACAGGATAGATTAGCGTTACTTCGAGAAATCGAACTCGTTAATGCTCGTATTCTCGAAATGAATAGAGCTGCCGCTACTGCGTCTGGAGAAGAAAGGACAAATTTAGAAAGTAGAATAGCGCAGCACGAATTAATTCTCCGAGCAAATCGTGAAGAGTTGGCTGTTTTAAATTCTCTCAAAAAACTAACAAAGGAGAATTTAACAAATTTTGATTCCATAGATGATACATTATCTAGTATCGGAAATACACTCCAAAACAATTCCGCTTTACAAAACACATTTAATACTAAATTAGATGCTGCAAAAAATACATTAAGAAGTGTAGCAGCTGCAGTTGAATCAGGTACGTTTGATGATAGACAACTAAAACATATCGATGCAGCGGGTAAAGCATACGCTGAAATGAATACTTCAATAGCAACTGCAGCTAGTAATTTACAAAATGGTAGAATATCACAACAAGAATATAATGAGATAGTAAAACAATCTGTAAAATCATTTGATGACCTATTATCTGCAATAGATACCAGTACTCAAGCGGGTAAAGATTTGGTAAAGACATTTATAGAGGGTAGGGCGGAAGTGGAATCCTTTGTAAACGCTGCAGAAAGAAGTACCGCAGCATTAGATACTATGAATGGAGCAATAGACCAATTAGGAAGTAGTGGTATTCCGTTGGCTAAAGAATTTAGTAATGCGTTAGGAGGGATTGTTAATGAGGGTAAATTGGGTAAAGCAGCATTGGCTGCATTAGGAGCAGCAGCTGGAAAATTGGCGTATGATTATTTTGGGGCTGGAACCAAAGCTAGTGTTAAATCAGCAAATGATGTAAAACAAGCTCAAATTGATGGTGCATTTGCTGTAGCTACAGCTCAAAATGAATTAGCATTTGCCGCAGAACAAGCCGCTTCGGATTTTGGCTTCCAATTACAAAGTATGGCTGCTCAATTTAACGCAGCATCAAAAACCGCACTTTTTGGTAAAGGATTGGGTAGTGTAGGATACGCTGCATCTCAATTACAATTAGCAGGAATATCAGCGGAAACAATTGCAACCGCTACCGCTGCAGCATCGAAATCTGGTAGTGGTTCTACAAAATTAGCAGCCGATATGGCTATATTTTCTGAAAGAAGTGGTATATCGGTTGATAATCTTGCAAACGTACAACAGGCATTTAAATTATTAGATGGAGTATCGGCTGGTACTGCATTAAATATGGCGGAAGGTACTAGAGCAATGGCAGACCAGGCTGGATTAAATGTTGGTGATATAATGAATGAAGTTGCATCTGCATCTGAAATGGCATTAAGTTATCAAATACAAAGTGGTAACGCATTAGCTAGACAAGTAGTTTATGCAAAATCATTAGGTGTTAGTTTCAATGAAGTAGCTAAAGCTGGGCAAGATATGGTGTTGAACTATAAAGATAGTATCAAAGCCGAAATGAGTTTATCAGCGATGTTGGGTAAGAATGTAGATTTATCTCAAGTTAGAGCTAAATTTGCAAGTGGTGATACCGAAGGTGCATTGGAATCATTACGGGCTCAAGGATTAGACCCTTCCCAAATGAATATGTTCCAACAACAACAATTGCAACAAGCAACTGGTGGAATGGATTTAAATACATTAAAAAAAATAGCAACTCCTGGATTCCAAGAAGGAGTTGGAACAGTGGGTACGTTGGAAGAAAAAAGTGCCAAAGCATCGAATGAGGCCTTTTTAGCATTAAAACAAAATTCAGCAGCTGCATTGGCAACTCAAGAAGCACTGATTTCTGGACAAAAAGCAGTTCAAGATGCTGCTTTATCTGCAATAAAAGATGTTACTCTTAAAAGTTCTGATGCATATAAGCAATATCTAACCGATTTGGCTCAATTGGATATAGAAAGAATGTTTAGCGAAAATTTAGGTGGAGCAATAGCTGCGGGTCTTGGAGGAATGCTTGGTAACTTTTTACCGGATATTTTTAAAAAGATGATGCCAGGTGGAGGTGGAACTGGCGGCGCCGGAGGTGGTGGAATTATGAAAAGTTTGACAGGTCCAATGTCAAAGGTGGCCAAAGTAGGTGGTAGCGCAGCAGGTGGATTACTTTCTGGTGGTATGGCTTTTATGGAGAAAAAAGAAGAAGGTGGTTCAACGGGTGAAGCAGCCGGTGCTGCTCTTTTACAAGGTGGATTAGCAGCAGGTGGAGCAGCATTGGGAGCTGCATTTGGTGGACCATTGGGTATGATGGTTGGTGGATTTTTGGGAGATACGTTGGGTGGATGGATAAATGATTACGCACCAGGTGTATCTGAAAACTTTGGCAAATTGTGGGATAGTGTTGGTGAGAAATTTTCTGCCATAGGTGATGCGTTCAGGCCTGTAATTGAGAATGTGGATAATTTTTTAAAATCAATTGGATTTGATGAAGGACTGGGGTCTATATTCTCAATGATGGCCGAATATGTTGGTACTACATTAATGCAACCTTTCACTGCTTTACTTTCTATATTTGGATTTTTATTTGATATAGTAGGTGCATTTGGTCAATTGTTAAGTGGAGATTTTCAAGGAGCGTGGGATACGTTGTCAAACGGATTTTTGGATATGCTATCTGGTATATTTTCTCCATTTAAAGATGCATTCACAATGCTTCATTTTGCATTTGCAACATTTTGGAATGGTATAGCTGATTCTTGGATAGGAGAGCAACTAGGGTTGGGTAAAATGGATTTACCGGATATAAGTGAGGCAGTTAAGGGTACACCATTAGAAAAAATGGCCGAGGAAAAAGGTCTTGTTCAAAAATCAGTAGCAGTTGAACAACAAAAAGCAGCAGCAGTAGAAGCTAATAAAGAAGTTGTAGTGGCTACCACTGCGAATACCAAAGTAGCAAAAGAATCCGCTGCACACCAAGCTGCAATGGAGAAAGAGATGACATATACTGGAAATGCACAAAGCAAAATGGTAGCGTTACTTGGAGCTAGTGCTGCATTATTAGAAGAAATAGCATGGGCAACCACTACTGCTGCGGGCAAAGAATTTTCATTGGATGGTAAAGTTTTGAGCAAAAAACTATTTGATATTAATAACAAGACTTACGGAGTAGCTAGAACTTAATAATTCCTATAAATTTACATTAGAGATATTTATAGTAAATACGGAACTATAGATGGCACAAATTAGAGACCTTTTCAAATCACAGAAAAAAGACCTTTATGGAAAATTAGGAGAAATCCGAATTGAAAGTAAAGGATTTATTGATGTAGCCCGTAGTGCCGCATTATTAACATCATCTCCTAGTAAGGTAGCAGATGCAATTGGAAATCAAGTTGGAGGTGCTTTAGGTGGGTTTGCAAATAGACCATCAGATACTATATTCAGAAGTGAAGCTCCTTTTGCGAAACCATTAACACTCATTGCATTAACTCAAGCTCAATTAAGAAACGCAGTAGATGCTGATAGAGCATATTATGTAAAAGATACACCTGCACCCAATTCAATTATTAAGAGATTATTGGATGGACAATCTCCTGCATCCGCTGCAGCTTTAGTGGTACAACAAGGATTAAACAAATTTGGTTCAGCAAAAGATTTAAAAAAATTAGCAACAAAATTAAAAGGAAATAATGGAAAACCTCAAGGATTTGCACCCCAATTTGGAAGAACTCAACTGGGAGGTAAAACTATGGGAGAAGATACAAAATTTTCAAAGTATAAACAAATTTACAACAACACTACAGTAGGAGATAAAACCATTACTGATTTATTTTCAATAGAAGTTAAAACCGAAGAGAGAAATCCAGTTGAAAAAGCTGGATGGGATGGTGCAAATAATTTTATCAACCAAACGGAAAAATATGATGATGAATCAAAATTAACTACTGATATACTGAATCATAGAGATGTAAATCAAATTTGGGTATTATTCAGAAAAGAAGGAAACAAATCAATAATTCCATTTGCAGGAGCTGTAACAGGATTATCTGAAAATATAAGTCCAGAATGGACAAATTTTAGATATTTAGGTTCACCATTTAAAGTGAATAGATATTTGGGAGTGGAACGCACTTTACAATTTACTTTAAAATTATATTACACAACCGTTAAAGAAAAAGGTGTAATGATAAAAAAGGTAAATTATCTTAAATCATTGGCATTTCCTTATGAAGAAATTTCAGAAATGAAATACGGAGGAGATACTCAAACATCACAATACGCATTTTCTCCAAATTTAATTTACTTAACAATTGGTGATATGTATAAAAATGTATATGGGTATATAGAAAGTTTATCATTTGAAATAGATGACAATACCGTATGGCCTAATAGTAACCCTAATGGTGGTACGTCTGGAAGTACTGCATTCAGCGGTCTTTTATCAAATCTTGCCAATACCTTATATCCATCTGTAATAGATGTACAAATTGGTATGAAAATTATTGAAAATCATAAAACCGAAACCACTGCAGGTGGTATTACTAAATACAAATATAATTTTGATGGAAGTCCCAATGCAAGCAAAATAAACGAAACAAAAGAATAATGGCAAGTAGATATTTGTATTCCAAAACCTTATCAACTAAAGATACTAAAAAACAGTATATAAGTAGTACTATATATCCGAAAATAAAACCGTCTGATAATGATTTTTATATTATTTCAGAAGCATCTGATAGATTGGATATACTCGCTTCTAAATATTTTGGAGATAAAGCATTGTGGTGGGTAATAGCAGTTGCAAACAATCTAAATGAAGCATCGTTTTTTATTAATCCAGGAACTCAATTAAGAATTCCAGGTAATATATCTACGGTATTAAGTGATTTAGAAAAAATAAATAAATAAAGTTATGGGATTTCCATTTTTAGCCCCTTTAAAACCGGGTATAGTAAAAAAATTAACAGAAAGAGAAAATGATATTAGTTATGTAAATTCTCTATCACCATTTATCATGTTGAGTTCTGCTACCGTAGTAACAAACAACGGAAAATCAGCCGAACAGATAATAAAACAGAAAGATTATATAAATGCTTTTTGTGGATGTGTGGTTGCAAATACTACTGATATAAAAAATCTATACCAAACTGGCAAAACAATTGTTGGTTATGACTTAAATGGAAAACCAATAGAAGTTGTAGATGAAACAAATAGAAGAATATCTACTCCAATTATAACATCAATGGAGTTGGATACTGATGGTAATAATAATACATTAAAGACTGCACAATTACAAATAAAAGTATTTAGTTTAAAGCAATTGGAAATGTTTGAATTGTTTTTTTTAAGACCTGCTACTAAAGTTGTAATAGAATGGGGATGGAACACTGATATTAAAAATAAAACTAATAAATACATAATAGGTTCTAAATTATTTGCAAAAAAGAATTTTAATGATTATGTAAATGCTTATCTAAATATATTTTCTCATAAAGAAAACGCATATATAAAAGCAAAACAAGCATATTTACAAACCATACAAGATACTAATTATGAGTATGATTATATGGCTGGAATGGTTACTAATTATACATTTAGTCCCACCGAAGATGGTACATACGATATAATGTTAGAAGTATCCGCAGGAAATGAATTGCAATTATGGATGCCTGTAAAACAGGCAAATTCAAGCACAAAAGCAGACAAGGGTTCTAACGATACCAAAGTAAAACCATTTCAATCTTGGGTAAATAAAGTAGCGGCGGATATGAATGTACCAGAACTTGCAAACATAATAAAAGAAGAAGATGATAAGAATGAATTTTTTAACTGGGGTGTTATAAACGAAAAGCAGGAAGATACTAAATTTAGTAAAGACCTATATGTTTCATTTAGACTGTTAATGAAAATATTAAATAATATAGTAGTATATAAACAATCTGAAAATAATTTACAGGCAGCTTACACATTAGATGGTAAGGATATTATACCAATAAGTTCATCACCACTTATTATATCAACCACACGTGATTTTATACTACCAGGACAATTACCATCTATAAAAGTAGTAACTGACACTAATAACAAAGAAAAAATAATAATTAAAGAAGATGAATCGGTAGATTCACCTATAAATGGATATAGTTTTAATATTTCAAATCAAAAAACAGCTACAAATACAACATTAACGAGTAAATTTGACCCATCTGAAACTGTTTCATTATCATCCAATAGTGGAAATTTATTAAATGTATTTTTTAAATGGGATACATTTGCACGAATTTATTCACAAGCATACGCACAAGCTGATATTGTAAATGGATTAATAGGTGTGATTAATGAATTTATGTTTGGTTTATGTAAATTAGAAATTGGCAAACCTGATGATTTTCCATCCGCTTCTTCAACTAATACTATAATTGATAGAAAATTAAAAACATCAGTATCAACATCTACATCAACATCTACATCAACATCATCCGATGAAAAATATAGATTTAAAATAGGTGCAAAGGGTTCTATCGTAAAAGAATTTCAGTTTGATATGGAATTGGATGCATTAGCGCAATCACAGGCATTATATTCAACACAACTTGCCATAGATAGTGCTAACAAAGATAAAACTGAAGAAAAAGAAACAAATACAACTAGAGCATATAAACAGGCTAATAATTACAGAACAAAAAATGCAGATGGGTATTATTCAATAAATGCTCTTGAAATTAAATTAGTTGAAGAAGCAGAAGAATGGAATAAAATTCTAAACCCTTCAGGAAGTGTAACAGAGCAAGATAAAGAAGGAGACGGTGAAAAGGAAAAAACAAATATGAATGAAGTTTTGACTCAAAATTTTGTCAAATTCAAATCAAATAAAGATAGTAAAACTTCTGGTAATAATTTAATTTACACTGATGCCAGTTTAATACAATCTACAATAGGAAAGCAACCAAAAGGAACTACTGCTCTAACATTTTTAGAAATAACTCTCGCAATCGATGGAATTGCTGGATTGAGTGCTGGAGAATATTTTCTCATTGATGGTGTTCCTGAAATATACAATAGAAATGGATATTTTCAAATTACAAATGTAAAACATGGATTAGATGAAAATGGTTGGAAAACTACAATTGTAGCTGGGTATAGAATTGAAGTTAAAGAAAACAATTAATATGTATAAAGATTTAATTAAAAATAAAACATTTTATTCACTATCGATTCCTAGTACGATTGTACCATCTCCAACTGAAGATGATTACGCTATTGGGAGTATAGATAGATACTTTGCTCAAAAAGCAAACGATGTAAACGGATTTGTTTATGAAATTTCGTTAAACACATTTCAAAAATTAAATGAAAATCCAAATTGGAATGTTGAAATAGTTAGATGGAGAATATCAGGACCATTGAATGCAGTTTATAATGAAAAAGGTGATATTACCGATAAGGGAATCATTGATTCAAATAAAGCATCTTTGTTTATTGCATCTACTACATTAAAAAATATAGGATTGTATTTACCAAATGTAACACAATTTTACAAATCATAAAATTATTTAAAAATTTGGAAATAAAAAATATTTATAGTATATTTACTTAAAGAACAAATTAATAGTTATGGCATTTAAACATCTTACACAAGAAGAAATTCAACAAATGACCTTCGATTGGAGATATCGAGGTTGGACCGTATTACAACTCCTTACAGAGGAAGAATGTGATGAAATTAATAATGAATTAGAAAAATTACGTCAAGAACGGTCATTGACTACTAAAGATAATGGTGAAGAATGGGGAGAATGGGACCCATTTGCATATCCACACAAATTATCATCAAAATTAGAAAAATTATTTGTCCATCCAAAGTTGATTGAAGCAATGGAGTTTTTGATGGAGGGAGAGTTGATAGGCTTACAAACTTGGGCATATTTCAAACCACCAGGACAATTGGGTAGAGACCAACATCAAAATGGATTCTATACAGGTTGCAAACATAACGAAATTATCAATACTGCTTTAGCGTTAGATAATCACGATCCAGAAAATGGTGCAGTATGGAATTATGAAGGTTCACATAGATTACCAGTCTTACCTATTGAAATTGATGAGGAAAGAGCAAAGAGTAATCCAAAGTTTTGGAGAAACGAAAGAGGTAAGCCGTGTGTTATGCCAGAAGGACATGATTTTAGAAAAGTAGAAGGATACCTTCGTAAAGGAGAAGTTGTTTTACTTCATTCACACACAATTCATGGTTCAGAACCAAATAAATCAAATAGATTTAGACGAAACTTTTTGGGTGGATATCTAAAAAAAGGAGCATACTTTAATCAAGGTAATCACATGAAACGTGAGCCAATCGATGTATATGAACTTCGTAAAAACCATTGGGGAGAATAACTTGGATTATTGAAATAAATTTTATATATTTGTAGGGTATGAACTTAATAGAAAATAGGGATACCCTACATTTTTTTGTCCAATCTAATCCAAACATTAGATTATTGATACCAGTGTGGGGTTCACCCAAAGCACACGAATTTGGTACACACCTATCATTTGTGTATTATCGAACTGAAACCGATGATGGTATAATAAATTTCAATCATGTTGATGCTTCAACCTTACCAATTTTTCCAATACATAAACTTTGTAACGAAAATACTCTTGTTTTAGGAAACCGATATATTCAATCAGACGGGTTGGATTATGAATGGGTTTACTTCGAAGAATATGGTAAACCATTTAATTTCTCTGAATGGGCAGAAACTCTTTTTAAGGGGTATAGGTCCGATTATAATGAGTTGAATGATTGTATCCCACTAATGAAGTGGTACGAACTCTTAAAATCAATCCCTGATATACAAAATCGACAGAGTTGGTATCGTATATATTCAGATTCTATAAAAGAGTTAGGGAGGATGGAGGGGGCTGGGGTGAAAGTCGAAGAGGAAAAATTTATTGATAGATTTAGCTTCTCTCCCAATCACATATATGAGGGTAAAGTGTATACCAAATACAATCCATACACAACTACGGGTAGACCATCCAATAGACACCTTAATGTAAATTACTCTGCTCTTAACAAATCCGATGGTAGTAGAGATTGTTTTGTTAGCCGTTTTGATGGGGGTACTCTCCTTCAATTTGATTATGAATCGTATCACATCCGTTTGATTGCGAAAATCGTAGGGTATGAATTTCCAAAAGGAGAAACTGCTCACCAACACCTTGCCAATCTTTATGGAACGGATTACGAAACGGCAAAGGCTCTAACCTTTAAGTATCTCTATGGGGGGTTGGATTCGTTCGCAAGGGAGATACCATTTTATCAAACCGTTGATAAATACATCAAAGAGGTTTACCAAAAGTTCGTAATCTCCGGAGTTCTGAAAACACCCCTATACGGAAGGGAAATTCATTTCACTAAAATAGAAGGAGGGACTGAACAAAAGGTATTTAATTATCTCCTACAAGCCCTCGAAACGGAAGTGAACTATAAAAAGATGAGTGATATCCTAAACCAAATGAGTGGGATGAAATCGAAATTGATTCTATACACTTATGATGCGTTTCTCATAGATACACATCCGATGGAGAGGGAAGGGATTTTAAAACTTTTACCGACCATTATGGAAAAGGGTGGGTTTCCCGTTCGAATTGATGAAGGAACCAGTTACAATAATTTGGTTCATTTAGGATAATTTATATATTTATAAGATATACAGAAACACAAATAAAATATGTATCCAGATTTTGAAGAAGCATTAGATGATTTATCAGTTAAGGTAGGAATTGTTGACTTAACAAAGGAATCTCATAAACAAATATTAGTAAAACTTTTAAGAGAAAGAAATATTGATTCTGCTCAACAACTCGTAGATAGAGCATCTGTTGTATTTAAGTATATAAAGGAATACACCTCAAAATCGAAACGAGTTATCAAAGAAGATGAAGTTGTAAAAGGTAAAGATTCCGGTAATGTTTACACCGTTAAAACATTTAATCCAGATAAACACGTTAAACCAACTCCTGCTGAAATAGAGAAAGCGAAAGCGAGTAATGGTGGTGAATTACCTACACAAGATACATCAACACCATCTCCAAAAGCAGATACACCACAAACTGCACCAAAAGCAGATATTGGTGTTAGTAGTGCTGAAAAGAACGCACAACAAAAATCAAAAAAACCAACTAAATCTTCGAAACCAAAATCTGAACCTGGAAAATTAACACCTCGTCAAGAAGAAATTACACAATCTTTAAACAAAGGAGATTTTTCAGAACTTGTTAAAGCATCAGATGAGGTAAATGCATTGAGAGATAAAGGTATTGCGGGAGCAGGTGGTTCGGTTGCATCATACGGTGAATCGGCATTGACACGTGCTGCAAATGATTTAAAAGGAGACGGGTATTCTAAATTTAAAGAAACTAATAAAGAAGCAATTGAAGTAGAAAAGAAAAATATTCTTGCAAACTCAAAAGCAAATGCTAGAAAAGTTAAAGCGATTTCAGAACAATTGGGAGTTTCAGCAGAAGAGGCAGTACAATATTTAGCAGAAAGAAAAGTATATGGTGATTTGGAGTTAGAAAGATTAAAAGCCAATCCTAACTCCCTTTGGTATAATAAAGGTACTAAAGGTTTTAATCAACCCGATGAAGCCAAAAAAGAAAAGGCGTTCAGAGACTGGGCTGATGCTGAATTTGATGGTGCACACGCTACTTTATACGAGATTGAAAATGGTAGTAATATTGATACATCACAACCGTATCATATAATTCAATCTAATCCAAAAGCTGGTGGAGCAGATGCATCAATTCGGACACACTTACAAGATAAATTGGAAGAAGCAAAAAAATCTGGAAATGCAGAAGATGTTGAACATTACGAAAGGGAAATCGTAGCATTTGATAAATTAGGATTCCATGATACTATGGCAATTGGTAAAGATAAAAATGGAAGAACTACTATCTTACACATTACAAATAAAAAACAAAATGATTTGAAAGATATGTGGGCAAATACAACTCCAGAATATATGTTAGCTAGTATCATAAAACAGTTTGGTCCAGAAGTATCCGAAGCAGTAGTAACTTTTGCAAAAGATGGCATTGATAAATGTGCAGATGGAAAACAGGCTACTAATAGAGCGTTTGCATCTATGAAAATTGATGAAAATTTTGTTAAAATTAGCGAAATCGAAGAAATGCAACCATATATGGATGCTTTAAAAGAACAACCAGAATTCAATAAATGGATGCAACAAAATAATGTAAAGCCTAAAAATAATATGGAATTATTACAAGCCGCTCAACAATATATGAAATCAGAGGAGGCAAGGGGTAAAAAAGTTTCTTATAAAGTATTTGGTAAAGTT